CAGATCGGTTCGCAGAACATCGGGATGACCGTCTGCCATTGCAGCTGCTCGACCATCCGGCGGAATTCGTTGAGGCCCACGCGGCTGGAAGAGAAGTTGTTCTGGCTCAGATCACCGGTCATCAGCGCGTAGGGGACGCGGAAGCCGGAGGCCACGATGTGCATCTGCACGCGGTTCCATTCATAGACCCCGGCGGTCGAGGCAGGCTGGTTGAACTTGATGTCCTTGCCGCCGCGGGCATAGGCGATCAGGCCCGGTTCGAACTGCTCGACCTTGTTGCCCTGACTGTCCTGCACCACCGGCGCGACCGAGGCTTGCGTCTCGTCATCGCCAAAGACGATGCCAACAAGGCAGGCCTCGGTCTTCTTGCGGACCAGTTCCGCCTGCTGCCAGTCGCCCAGATCGCGCAGCGCCAGCATGGCCGGCGCCCCCCAGGGCACACCCCGGCTCTGAACCCGCTGGCGTTCGAAGAGATGGGCCACGCGGCTCGCGTCAATCCGCTCGGATTCGAAGCGCCGCCGGATGGCGCGGTTGGTCCCGCCCGGATGCTGCGGGAACATCCAGAAGGCGGTCCGTCGCCCGCCGGCATCGAACTCGATGCCTTGGTCCGTGTAACCGCCGCCCGCGATATCCTGCACCCGGCCAGTGTCGAGGTGGTCGATCTCGCGCAATTGAATCTTGAGCGGCACCGTTTTTCCGCCGCTTGGCGTGGTGATCTTCAGCGCGAGGATATCCCCAGCCTCGACCATTTCCCGCACCGCAAGGTTCAGAAGCCCGTGGAAATCGGTATGCCCGTAGAAGTCGCAGCTGCCTGCGAACCCCCGCCACAGCGCATCCACCCGCTTGTTCAGCGCCTTGTTGCCGCTTGCCGCGCGGGGCCGGATGCCCGGGCCGACGATGTTGTTGACCAGCACCTGCACCGCCTGCGCCGCCAGCGCGTTATTGCGGACCAGATCGCGCGACCGATCCCGCAGCACCGGTCCCGCGACGGCGATCTCCGCATCCGCCGAGGCATTGCTCCCGCGCCAGCCCTCGGTCGCCCGCGTCTTGCCGCCGGCCTCATAGCCCCGGCGCAGATTGGCGATCGCTACCTTCGCCGCATAGCGGGTCGCAGCCCGGCGGGGGGCAACGATAGCCAGTGCGGAGTCGATCGTGCCCCAAGGCACTCCACCTTGTTCATGCCGATTGGCCCCCATCATCCCCTCCGGAAGGTCGCAAAGCGCCCGACGGGCGCGGGTTGCCCGGTACCGCTCGCGGCCAGTTCCGCCGCGACAATCCGAATGCGGCGCAGCAGATCGTCCCCCGTTGGATAGGTCACCTCCTTGCCGTCCGAGAACCGCACCCGCAGCGTCCCGCTGGCATAGGCCGCCTTCAGGGCATCGAGATCGGCTTGCGTGAAGGCCATGTCAGAACCATTTCCCGCGCCGGGGCCCGAGGAACCCCCTGGGGCGCGGCGCTGTCTGTTGCGGTGAAGCCCGGTTTGGCTGCCCCGCAGGGGGCACGTCCTTGGGGCCGGTTTCGGAGGCGAGCTGGTTTTCCAGCCCCTGCCAGCGGTGCTCGTCCCAGCGGTCGATGCCCATCAGCCAGGCGGCGGCGCGGGCATAGACCCGGCAGTCGAGGGCCTCGTTGCGCTCGCGCGTCTGCTGCCATTCCAGCCGCTGGAAGCCTTGCCGGGTCTTGATCGTCATCAGCTGTTCGGCGGTCAGCTGCTTCATCCATTCGGCAGTGGTGCCTTTCGGAATATGGACAAATCCATGCGGCCACTCCGCCCCAGCGGCCAGTTCCTCGTCGGTCGGGGCCACAAGCCGCAGAAACCGGTAGGTCTCGGATTTGAACACTGCCCCGGCGACCTTCCAAAGCTGCACACCGCGCCGTAGCCTGCGTCCGGCTTCTGTCACTTCCACGTAAGTCGGCCCATCGACCGGCGTGGATCGGTCGAACCCCGGCACGCCCTTGATTGCGACGACCTGCCCGCGCCCGACCGCCCGCACCCAGGAATAGACGGCGTCGGTCGTGACCCCGTCGCCCGAGTCGATCGCCATCCGCGCCAGTGCCATCCGGCAGCCCGAGGCATGGTCCCATGTCTGGCCAAGGAAGGCCGACAACTGCGCCCAGACCTCGGGCCGTGCCGTGTCTCCCTCCAGGACGACGTGATCCACCAGCCACGACCGCAGGTTCCGGCCCCAGCCCCAGACGTCCACTTCAATCCGGTCCCGCTGGACGTCCGCCCCGGCGGTAAGAAGCAAGACGCCGTCTGGTGCCGTGCCAAGCTGCCAGTCGGCCCGCCGTTCATAGAGGCGCTGCCAGTCTGGCGCCTCGCCACGTTCCTGCCAGGTCTCCCCAAGGATCGTGTTCTTGAGCGTCTTCATCGAGGCGTCGTTGCCCTGCGCCCCTTCCCAGCTGCGCGCGATCTCCTCCCAGGACAGCCACCCAAGCGGCGAATAGAGACCGGAGATGTGATAGCCGACGGTGCCTGCCGCCCGCGCGGCCGCCACAACCTCGGGTTCGGCCGTCGGCAGCCATTGCGCCCCGCCGCGTTCGTCCATCATCGCGGTCTTGTGCCGCTCGGCGATGGGCGCGTCGCAATGCTCGCAGAGATAGGACGCCGTCTGGGGCTTGCCTGCCTCCCAGCGCAGGCGCTCAAAACGAAGCCATTGCAGCGCCCCGCAGTGTGGGCACGGTACGTGGTAGCGCTGCTGATCCGACAATTCCCACTCCCGCTCTATCCGGCTCAGCCCCTTCACTGTGGGCGTCGAGGCCAGAAACACCTTGCTGCGATGGCCGAAGCTGATCGTGCGCGCCTCAGCCAGCGCGATCGGATCGCCCTCGCCATCGACGTCGCCCGGATAGGCATCGACCTCGTCTAGAAAAACCCAGCGTGCGGGCATCGACCGCAGCCCGACCGCCGAATTCGCCCCGGTCAGAACCAGCTGGCCCCCGGGGAAGCGCTTGCCGAGGATCGTGTTGCCCGAGTCCCTTGACCGGTTCGGCATCACGAGGGCCCGCAGATCCGGGCTTTCCTCGATCAGCGGGTCGATCCGCTGCTGCGACAGGCGCTTTGCCAGATCGGTTGTCGGCTGGACGGCCAGGATCGGCCCAGGCGCCCGGTGGATGCAGAAGCCCATCCAGTTGTTGCCGGCCTCGGTGGCCCCGACCTGTGCCGCCTTCATGAACACCACGCGGGACGCTGGGTGGCGGGGAGATAGCGCATCCATGATCGCCCGCATGTAAGGCGTGCGGGCCGTGCGGTAGGGCCCAGCCTCGGAGGCACCGCGCGATGACAGGATGCGGTGCCGGTCGGCCCATTCTGACACGGTCAGCGCCGGATCGGGGGCAAGCCCGGCCTTCCAGGCCCGCAGCACCGCCTCGGCCCCCTCGAAAGCGTCAGCGGAGCTCAATCCGGACCTCGGCCATTTCCGCCAGATGCGCGCGCAGATAGGTGTCGAGCAGCAGTTCCATCCTATGCGCCTCCACCCCGAGTTCTGCCGCCATGTTCGCCGCCACCCGGGGCGGCCAGCCGAGCCAGGCGTCCCGCTCGCGCCGTGCCAGATCGAAGACCATGCCGGTCGCGCGGGCCCGGTCGACCAGATCGCCCTTCATCTTCTGCAGGCGGACTTTGGCCGTCTGCGCCTTCAGGACCTCGTTCGCCATGCGCGCGCGGAGAAACGACACTTCGCCGGTTCCCGCCTCGCCGGGCTCCGGCTCCGCGCCCGCTTCCTGCAGCGTTTCCGCAACGGCGCGGATCGCCGCCGTGGGCACCGCCTTGGTCGCCGCCCGCGTCGTCGCGGCCATACGGGCCCCCAGTTCCTTGGCGTGTGGGCCGCGCTGGCGGGACGGATCGGTCTGGCGATCCCACTGCGCGTCGGCCTTCGCAGGGTCGATGGAGCCGTCGGGTTCGGGCGTGATCCGCCCGGTCGCGATGGCTTTGCGGACCGCGCTTTCGACGCAGCCGCGATGTGCTGCGTACTGCCGCCGCGAGATGCCCATTCCAGTCTTTTGCTCCACGTTTCCAGCGTGTTGCAGTTGCTCTTTGCGGTCGTCTCCCCAGTGTCAGGTGCAT